AAACCAGCATAAGAACATCATCCGGAGCTACACGAGAATCATGGGAAAAGGTAGCGGATATCTATGTGGCCATCAGCAAGATTGATGATTTGATTAGTACGCAAACTGCACGGGCGAATGAATCTACCCATACCGGGCTAACAAGATGCAAGAACATAAAAGAGGGCGAATACCGGCTGAATAAAGCCGGTATTGTCTATCAGATTTTGTCTTGTAACACTGCAAGCAGACTTACAAAACTCTATCTAAAGGTTGTGGATACAGATGTCTAATTGGGATACCGGAGACTTCGAACGCAGCTTGGATGATGTTACTTACAAGATGTTTTTGCAACTTGCAAATAATATGCAAAAGGCCTGTTTGCTTGTAGTGCGGGATGCGAAAAAGGGTTGCCCGAGAGATGCGGGACANTTGCGNGCCAGCTTACATCACGTGGTTAACTTAAGTAGCAATCAAATAGAAGGGCTTATCGGCAGTAATCTTGAGTATGCACCATACGTACACCAGGGCACGGGAATTTATGCCCGGGACGGTTCCGGAAGGAAGACGCCCTGGGTATATGTTGTGCCCTACGGAAAGTATAAAGGTGGCCACCGTACCTGGGGACAGAGGCCGAAACCTTTCTTGCTCAATGCGCAGATGAAAAACATCATACAGATTGAAAGGATTTTAGCGGGTAAAGAATAATGGAAATAGATATCAAAAACTACATAGAGGACAATATTCCGACATTGAAGAATAAGCTTTTCCCGCTCTTTACTACTGAGCTTGATAGTCTTTGCGCTACATATCTTTTTACTCCGATTCGTAGCGACCATCTTTCAGAAAGCCAGCTTGAAATCAAGATAATCTGGTCAAATTATGACGAAACGCAGGAAGTAAAACAAGAATTGATTGCGCTGCTCGGATTTGAAGAAGACGAACCCTATCGCGTTTACGGGAATACACGTTTTTATAGCGTGTTATCGGGCGGAGGCATACTCTTTAATGATGCGGTGCAAATGTACGAAAATACAGTGTTTTTTACAATTTCACACAGGAGGATTAGATAAAACATGGCAGAAAATATAAACGATATCGTTTTGGGGGCGGGTGAGCTATATCTGTATGAATATAGCGGAAGCACCATCCCTGCAGATTCAGTAATTGAAACAGAAGCACATAATGTTGGCCATTGTTCAGGAGGTTTTGTCGTGGGATATACCCCTGAAAAATACGATGTAAAAAATCAATATAACCGCATTGTAAAATCTTTTATCACAGATGAGAAAGTGGAAGCAAAAACGGGGATATTGACCTGGGATTTGTCTAAGCTCGGACTGTTAAGCACGGCAGTTTTTGCAACTGACACGGCCAACAACAAAAAAACATTAACTTTTGGAGCCGGCGGCGCACTTAAAACTGTGCTGCTCCGATTCGTGCATGTAAAAGAGGATGGGCGAAAGATACGGTTTACCATGATTGGGCAAGGCGGAAACGGATTCAGCATTGAGTTTGGGAAAACGGAGCTTGTTGTTGATGCAGCTATTACGGCGATCGAATACATCAAAAACTTCTTGGCAATTTTCGAAGAAGAACTCTACATCCCGATTACCGCTGTTACAGCTACCGCTACCCAAAATCCTGAGGCATCGTCCACTATTGATCTTGCAGCTACCGTTACAGGCGGAACCGAACCTTACACTTATGTTTGGTATGAGGCATCAGCGCTGGATGGACCGTATACGGCAATCGTGGGGGCTACTTCGGCAACTTATGCTGATACGGGCAATACATCAGGTACTTACCACTACAAAGTTAAGGCCACAGACGAAAACGGCCTATTCCTTGAGTCTGCACCTGTATCAATTACTATCACAGTTTAACGACAATGCACCCGTGGCACGTCTGCGGGTGCATATTTTTTTAAGGAGAAGTCTATGGTTATTAACATCAATGAATATATACAATCCACTGTAGAGGTAATGTTTGGTGATACAGTTTTACACGTTTATGACCTAAACACAGAACTCTATAAGGCGTGTTTAGAACCAGTTGATGAGCTTGAATTACAAGAGATTTTTACGAAGCAACAAGAACTTGCATGCCAAATATTAAATCGCAACAAAGAGGGGCGAAAAATTGAGCTGGAAGAATTAAATGAATGGCCAGTGAAGGCTATAGATGCTATGTTGGCCACAATGATTGCACGAGCTAGGGTTGCGGTTAACGACCCAAACTAAAAATCCCCGTTCCGCCCGGCGAGACGGGGGATGCAATTATAGAAAAATATCTAAATTTAGAAAAATGGGAAATGGAGCTGGAAGTCAGTACAGCTGAATTATCCAACATCAAAGAATATACAGGGCTCACCTTCGGACAAATAATCGATTTGCCGATAGGGGAGCTGCTTTTGTATCGGCGGGATGCCTGGGTGAGCCGTATGAAATCCAGCGAGCGCGGAAGGGAATTTTTGAAAACCCTTTGGCGCTTACAGCAAACGGAAGCAGATGAAGAAGCTATAAAAAGATTTAACGAAAGGGGGTAGCTTATGAGCACACTGGGAGGATTGGAGCTTGCACCACTTAAAACAAAAATAACGGTAGATTTGCAGGGGTGGCGCACGCAATTGGAACAAGCAAAGGCAATAGCACGCTCTAACACTTATGAGATCCAGAGAGACCTGCAAAATCTTGCAAAGACAGGCGCAAGCTTTGATAGGATAGGCGGCAAGATGACAAGAAATCTTACCGCGCCTATCATCGGCGCCGGTACTGCAGTAAGTAAATTTGCTGTCGACTTTGAAAGTGCGTTCGCTGGCGTGAGGAAAACAGTAGATGCAACAGAAGCCGAGTATGCAGCATTATCTAAAGGCATACGAAACATGGCCAAAGAGCTGCCGACAAGCGCGGTAGCTATAGCAGGCGTTGCGGAAGCAGCGGGGCAGTTGGGGATTGAGAATAAAAACATCCTTAGTTTTACACGAACCATGATTGACCTAGGGGAAAGCACCAACCTATCTTCTGAAGAAGCGGCTACATCACTGGCGAGGTTTGCGAACATCACACAAATGAGCCAACGCGATTTTGATAGATTAGGCTCTACTATTGTCGCCTTAGGCAACAACTTTGCCACAACAGAGTCGGAAATTGTGGCGATGGGTATGCGCCTTGCCGGCGCAGGCAGACAGATAGGTATGTCCGAGGCGCAGACGATGGCTTTGGCAGCCGCGCTATCCTCGGTGGGCATTGAGGCTGAGGCAGGCGGCACGGCCATGTCTAAAGTTATGAGCAACATGCAACTGGCCGTCGAGACAGGCAGCAAAGATTTGCAAAACTTTGCGGCAGTTGCGGGCATGAGTGCGGAGGACTTTAAGCTTGCCTTTGAGAGAGACGCAGCGGGCGCCCTTATAGCCTTTATCGAGGGGCTCGGAAAGACTGAGGAGCAAGGCATATCCGCGATAAAAGTGCTTGAGGACATGGGCATTTCGGAGGTGCGTATGCGCGATGCGTTGCTGAGAGCAGCGGGCGCAAGTGATGTGTTTACCGGGGCGCTTGAGATGGGCTCAAAGGCCTGGACTGAAAACACTGCGCTCACAAAAGAGGCGGAACAACGCTATGCAACCACTGCCAGCCAAATGAAGATCGCTTGGAACTATGTTAAAGAGGCTGGAATGGTGATAGGTGAAACTTTGATTCCCTACATCCGTAAAGGTGCGGAACATATCAAAAATTTAGCTGATAAGTTTGCGCAACTGAACCCCGGCACACAGAAGGCTATCATGCTTACACTGGGACTAACGGCAGCGGCAGGTCCGCTGTTAAAGGTGGCGGGTAAAGGCATTAAAGCATATACAACGCTGGTTCCGGTGCTGAAAGGTGTAAGCGCCGGCCTTAGTTCGCTGATAACCGGCACAACATTGGTTGCCAGCGCTGCACCATCGGCCAGTGCATCCGTATCAGCACTTGCGCTTGGCACAGCAAAGCTCGGCACGACAGCAGCAGCAGCGGGAGCCGCTACAGGAGGCCTGGGAGCAAGCATAGCAGCTGGAACGGTTGTAGCATTACCTTTTGCGGCAGCGGTTGCAGCTGTTGGGGTAGCAGCTTATCAGACATACAAGCACTTTAGTCAAGACGCAGTTCCGGCTATAGATCTCTTCGCGGATAAAGTAGAAGGCATGGAAGGCGTATATGATGAAATGGGAAACGCCATGTTTGCTACAACGGTTGAGATTAGCGATGCAACTAAGCAAGCGGTTGGTGCGTATATGGAGCTCGATAGAGAGGCGAGAACTGCTCTCCTGAATTTATATACAAGTTCTACCGTTATCACGCAAGAAATTGCTAACGACATGATCAACAAAACCGATAACATGACAACCCAAGTAATTGCTGGTTATGAAAAACAAAAAGATGCAGCGCTCGCATTAACACAAGAAAAATTTACTGAACTCGGTATATTTACTACCGAAGAACAAATGAAAATTTTAGAGCAAGAAGCTGCATATTATGACCAACAAAGCGCAAGCATGGAAGCAGCGAAAAGCGAAATTAACGCAATATACCAGCGCGCCGCAGATGAACGCCGAGCAATAACACTTGATGAACAAAACCAAATAAATGCTCTCAGAGACCAAATGAAACAGCACGCCGTGCAAGCACTTTCAGAACAAGAAACAGAGGCAAAAGTTATTTTAGAAAGATTGAAAGCGGATAGCACAAGAGTCACCGCTGAAATGGTTTCCGAGAATGTGCAAAAGCTTAATGAACAGCGGGACAAAGCCGTACAGGCAGCAGAAGCTGAGTATGATGAAACCATAAGATGGGCTATCGACATGAAGGACAACAAGGGTAAATTGTCACAAGAACAGTATGACATTGTAGTGGCCAAAGCTGCCCAACAGAGAGATGACGTCATAAAAGCCGCAGAGGACACAAGAACAAGCGCAGTAAACTCTATGGTGCGGATGAATAGCGAGCTCGAAGCTCAAGTAGATTTGTCAACAGGAAAATCAAAACTAAGTGGCAGCAGCTTATGGATAAGTGGGATAGCTGGGTGCCAAA